GACCTAACATCGGCTATTGATAATTTCATTGCTCTAGCAGAAGCACAGATTAACCGTGATGTACGTCATTGGAAGATGGAGAAGCGTGCTAGTGGTCAACAGTCAGCAAGTGATGAATATATGCAAATTCCATCAGATTGGATGGAGACTATTAGATTCCACGTTACAGATAACGGCACAAGCCCACTTGATTTAATATCAAGAGCATCTATGGCAGACAAGAGAGCGTCTAATGAAGATGCTGTAGGAACGCCAACACATTACACACACGCAGATGGACAATTTCAGTTCTATCCAACACCATCTGCTACAACTAATACAGAATTACTTTACTACGCTAAGACTACAGGTCTAAGTGCTAGTAATACAACAAATTGGCTTTTGTCAGAAGCGCCTGATGTGTACCTTTATGGAGCGTTAGTACACTCAGCACCGTATTTGGCAGAGGACGAGAGAGTTGCTGTGTGGGCGCAAATGTACGCCGCCGCAGTAGCACAATTAAATAATAGTTCTGATACTGCTAAATATAGTGGCTCAGGATTAACGTTAAAAATCAAAGGCTTAGGATAGCCTTCATAGGAGAATAAAATGTCATTTACTAATTTTTTAGAAACAGAAATCTTAGACCACGTATTCGCAGGTTCGGCTTACACAGCACCTGCTACTAAATACTTGGCTTTATACACAGCAGCACCAGGTGAGACAGGCGGTGGTACAGAAGTATCAGGCGGAGCATACGCTCGTCAATCAGTTGCGTTTACTACAACAGGTAACACTACATCTAATAGTGCAGCAGTTGAATTTCCAACAGCAACAGCATCATATGGTACTGTAACTCACGTGGGTGTATTTGATGCGGCAACAAGTGGTAACTTGATGGCTTACGCTACTTTAACATCGTCTAAAGCAATTGCGTCAGGTGATGTATTCCGTGTACCTGCAGGTGACTTAGATATTACACTAGACTAATAGAGTAAACAAATGTCCATTGGCGCTTACGGTCAAGGAAACTACGGTGCTACTAAGTACGGTGTTGATGACACTGTAAATTTAAGTGGTTTCTCGTATGGCACGTCTACTTTTGGTAGTCATGCTTATGGTGAGGCAATATTACCTGCTATAGGTACAGCAACTTCATCATCTACCTGTAGTGGTGAGATAGTAACGGATGCGTCTGCTACTTGTGCCGTAACATCGTCAACTAGCGCATCAGCCCGAAGAGTTCCTGAAGGCTCTGCGTTAATCAATGGTCAATCAGTTACTTCTGTAAACACTACTGCTAATGGCTCTGTTATTCGAAATAGTGGGGGAACTGTAACAAGCACTTCGTCTATACAAGGTACTTGCATAAAAGTTCTAAGTTCAGGTGGTCAGACAGTAGTTGTTGCATCGCTAAGTGTAAACTCTCAGAGAATAAGAGAGTCAGACTCATTAATAATGGGCGACTCTGTTATCTCTATTGTCTACGTAAGAGTTCAAAATGCAAATATAACATCTGTAGCAAACGCTACAGTTGTTTCTTCAGGTAAGAGAGTTCGTGAGGTATTAGCAACGTCTATTTGTAACGCCTCTTCTACTACAAGCGCTCAAAAAGTTAAAGATTCGTCTTGTACATCTACAAGTAGTTCATCAGTTGTATGTAGTGGTAGAAAGGATTTCTTAGGCAACGCAACAAGTTCTACAAATTCTTCATTAAATGCGACTTGTGAAAGAGTTAGATTATCCGATGCAACTCTTGACGCAAACAGTTCAATAACGTGTAGTTATCTAAAAATAAGAGAATTAGAAACTACAATAATCTCTAATTCTACAGGCTCTTGTAGCGCATATAGAACTCTTGGTGGCAATGCAACCTTAGACTCTAATGCAACAACTTCTGCAAACGCTGAAATAATAAAATTAGGTAGCGCTGTAGCAACTGTTACATCTTCTACAATCTCGAGTGGAAGAGTATCAACAGGTGCGTCTGCAATTATAAGTGCTAATTCGTCTAGTATATGTAGTTCAAGAAAAGTTGTACAAGGTTCTATTCTCCTATATGGAACTTCAACTACAGGCGTTAATTCTACTGCTAATGGCTCTGTTATTAGAACAAGTGGCGCTCAGGTTAATTCTGTATTATCTATTACGTCTAATGAAGAAAGGGTGTTATATTTCAGTCCTACCAGTTTGGATTCTACTAGTGGCACGACCGCAACAGCCTACTCTGTTAGATTAGGTAGCGCTACTTCAAGTACATCTTCAACTAATACATCTAATTCTACAAGAGTTAGAGAGGATAGTGGACAGGTAACCACTACATCTGCTATTACTACTAACTCCACAAGAGTTAGGGAATCAGATGCGGTAATAATAGGTGATACGGTTGCCTCTACTATTGGTGTAAGGGTTATAAAAGTAGGAGCAACATCCACAGCAACATCCACTACCGTTGTAAGTGGTAAGAGAGTAAGAGAGTCAGATGCAATTGTTATGGGTGACACCGTAACGGCTATAGTTGGCAAACGTGTGAGAGAGGCATTGGCGGTTTCTACTGCTACATCGTCTATTACATCAGACTCACAAAGAGTAAGAGAATCAGACGGTATTTCTATGGGCGATACTGTTACTACTTCGGTAGGGCAAAGAGTACGCGAATCGTTAACAGAAATAGTTGCCACATCTTCAATAGTAATTGAAGGACAAAGAGTACGTGAGTCAGGCTCAGTAGTAATGGGAGATACCGTTACTACTTCATTAGGACAAAGAGTCAGAGAATCATTAGCAATAGTAACAGCATCAGCATCATCTGCTAGTGATAGTCAGAGAGTAAGAGAAGATAGTGCATTATCTAGTGCTACATCTATTAATACAGGTGATTCACAAAGAGTACGTGAAAGTGCCTCAGAAGTAGTATCTACAGCATCATTAACTAATACTGCTACACGTGTACGTGAATCAGGTTCAATTGTTATGGGTGATACTGTAATTGCCTCAGTTGGACAAAGAGTTAGAGAGTCATTAACCGTTATAAGTGCTAATTCATCATTAAGTGCAAGTTCTACAAGAGTAAGAGAGGATTCATGTACAGCAAGTGCTACTTGTTCGACTTCTGCGAAAGCAGGATATGTTAAGTTCGGTTCTGCTACATCTTCAGCATCAGCATCAACTACATTAGATGGACAAAGAGTTAGAGAAGATGACTCACAATCTACTGCTACGTCTGTAATTGCAACTAGCGCTCAGAGGGTAAGAGAGGATAACGCTCAGACAGATTCGAGTTCATCTCTAGTGAGTGATTCACAAAGAGTTCGTGAATCAGACGCTATCTCTATGGGTGATACTGTTATTTCAACAGTTTCTACAAGAGTAAGAGAGTCTCTAACAGAGATAGTTTCTAATTCTACACTTTCGTTAGACGGACAAAGAGTACGTGAGTCAGGCTCATTAGTAATGGGCGACTCTGTTACTACTTCATTAGGCACGAAAGTTAGAGAATCTTCAGCAACAGTAACATCTAATTCATCTTCTACAATTAGCGCTCAACTAGTTCGTGAGTCAGATGCTGTGTCTATGGGCGATACTGTTGTATCTGTTGTTTACATTCGCAAGCGTAACGCATCATTAATTGTAAGTGTACAGTCGTCTACATCATCAATAGCAGAGAGAATACATCGTGCTGAAGGTTCAACATCAGCAGACGCAAGTATAATTGGTGCGTGTGAAAGAATTAGAGGTAGTGATAGCAATGTAAGCGCTAGTGCGACAATAGTTGCTAGTGCTAATTACACAGCAGTATCACAAGGTCATATACTAACAAATGCTACTATTTACGCTACAGGAAACAGCGTACAGCACACAGGTGGCTCAATTGTAGCAACTTCATCTACTACTGCTATTGGTAGAGAGAAATGGGAAACCAGTGTTGAAAGTATAGATACTTGGAGTACAATAGCAGAAAGCGTAGATTCTTGGACGGAGATAGCAGCATGAGTTTAGTACCATTACAATTAGAACCGGGCATATATAGAAACGGTACAGATTTTGAATCATCTAATAGGTGGCGTGATGCTAACTTAGTTCGTTGGCATGATGGCTCAATGCGTCCTATTGGCGGT